AAGTTATACAACAAAAAAATACTCTTTGGCAAATACTGATTTAAAAGTACTTAGTTTATCAGGAAGTAATGATGGACTAGCTACACCAGAAAAAATTGAAGCAGGGAAAGATTTTTTACCAGCTAGTGCAACATATACAGAAATACCTGGGGGAAATCATACGCAGATGGCTGTTTATGGTGACGGTAATTTACAAAAAGGTGATAATAAAGCAGGGTTAAGTCGTATGGATCAGCAGAAGACTATAATAGAAGATACTGTTAAATTTATTAAAAGTGAATAAAAACTTATAGCCACAAACAAAGAATTAGTCTTTGCTTGTGGCTTTTTACTACCATCACTACAAACATATGTTCTTTTAAAAACAAAAATATATAGATGCAACTGCATCAATCTCTTTTAATCTTCTATATTAAATCTAACTTTTAGTAAAGGAAGAGGAATACTTTCACAACAAGCTATTTGCTCAAGGGTATATCCAGAATATACGGTTAGTATATCTGAAGGAATTAATAACCTTGCAGCAAAATAATTAGCTTGTTTTTCTAATTTATTAACAGAGTAGAAGGTGTTATTAATTAGAAAAGAAGTATTTGCATTAGGGTGGAAAATTGCGTGCCCTAACTCATGACCACAGGTAAATAGTTGTTTTGAATATGATAAATCTTCATTTACATGTATCATTTTTTGTCTAACAAACTTGTTGTAATACCCATTTATTAAGCCTAATGGCTCTTTTATAATAATTATATTTTCTCCTTTAGCTATCTCAAAAGGATTATTAGTTTTATATTTTTTTACTAATTTCTCTATCTTATTATCTATATTATCTCTCAATATCCCACACCCCATTTATTTCTTATATTTATTGGGAGTAAATTTGTTTTTAGCTATTTGCTTAGCTAATCTCATGGAGTTTTCTAAACTGATTCTAAGTAGTTCTTTAGTTTCTTCGTCAATAGGTTCACCATCGAACATTAATCCTGATTGATCACTTTGTAGTTGTTCTAGGGTTTGACTTAGAGCTTTGCTTATATCTTTTTGATCTTTATTATTTAATTCAGAGGTATAGTTAATATCCTTTTCGTCAGATAAAAGGTAATCAACTGTAATTCCAAAATAGCTTGCTAACTTTATTAATAGTTCTTTACTTGCTCCACGATCATTTCTTTCAATCATTCCTATTGTTGACTGAGATATCTTTAAATCATCAGCCAATTCTTTTTGGGTTAATTTCTTTTTTTGCCTTAAGGCTTTAATTTTATCACCTAACAATTTAATCACCTCTTGTATACATAATAACACTATATGTGATAAAATCAATAGTATTTTTGAGAAATCTTATGAAAAATAGAGGAAAAATACTTTTAATCACTTAAAGTAATTAAAAATAGTACTATTAGTGATTAGGAGTATATCACTTTAAGTGATAATATTGTTATATAAAGTAAGAGTGCTCTTAACATAATAAGATTATAAATAAAGGAGATAGATTATGGAACAAGTAATAAATTATGAGGAATTAATACAAAGGGCTGCTGAACTAGGAGCAAAACAAGCTATTAAAGAATATAAAGCTAAAGAGAGAGAAGAGAAAAAGGGAAAGGTATTTCACAATACACGTTTATTAATGAAGAGTTATAATGATTTAAAAAAACATTCTGAAAAAGGAATAGATAGTTTAAAGTTTGCTTTAGATAATGGAGATTATAACGCTTTAAGTGAAGATGAGGTGTATATATTATCAATTAAACAGAGCAAGGCTAAAACTTTAGTTATGATAGCTCATATAGATATAGCACTGAAAGAGCTAAAGAAAAGACAAAAGTTAGCAGGAACTTCGGAGCAATATAAGGCACTAGAAATGTTTTATATAGATGAAGCGAGTTATACAGATATTCAAGACTACTTTAATTGCGGAATAAATACCCCAAGGCGTTGGATAAATGAAATGATAAACCAATTAAGTGTTTTGCTATTTGGAGTTGATGGATTGAAGCTGGATATGGTGATGTAGTGGTAAAAAGTTGGAGTTTTAATAGTAATTAAGATGAGCTAAAATGATAGTATGAAGAAATGTAATTAAAACATAATAACTAGAAGGGAGCTTAGCTCTTATGATAGGTTAAAATGGACAAGGTGGTTTTGAACTGATCTTGTCTTTTTTATTACTCAGCTTTGGTTGGATGATAGTAAAAAGCTGGAGTTTTGGTAGTAATTTAAAGATGTTAATATGATAGTATGAAGTAATTGTATTTAACAGTTACGTATAAGACTTAACTACTACTAATATAATCATGTGTGGTTATATGGTGGTAAAAAGTTGGAGTTTTAATAGTATTTTAAAAGCGTTAATATGATATTGTGAAGAAGCTGTATAGTAAATTAAATAATAACAGTAGAGGGACAGAGTATGAAAATTACTTATGTCCTTTTATTATTCTCTTGAAAGGGGGTGAGGGAAATGCGGAGATAAGTTTACTAAAGATGGATTTATTAAAGGAGGTGAACATTGCTTGAAATTTAGTGAAGTGACGTTACAGGATGTTAAAGCATATGCCAGGATTGATTTTGATTATGAGGACAGTATATTAGAGATTATCTTAGAAGCTATGAAAGAGTATATAAAAAATTGTACAGAGCTTTCATATGAGCAAATAGATGAGAAAAAGGACTTAACCCTTGTGCTGTTGGCTTTATGCAATGAGGTATATGATAATAGACAAGTTACTACACAAAAATCAAATATTAATGTTGTGATTAAATCTATGTTAAGTAAATACAACATTAATTTGATATAGGAGAAGTTTATGGAGGCTAATAAATTAAATAGAAAAATAGAGATTCAACAATATACAGAAGTTGAAAATGAGCTTTTTCAAATAATAAGAGAATGGAAAACTGTAAAAGAGCCTTGGGCATTGGTTAGATATCTTGGAAGTGAAGTAAAGAAATTCGAAGATATAGGTAAAGAAGAGCTTCATGTGGATTATGTAATAGTTATTAGATATAGACCAGGAATAACTATAGATATGAGGGTTAAATACCTTGGTAAAATACTTAATATTGATTCTATAATTAATATTGGGGAACAAAATAAGGAGCTATGTTTACTTTGTAAGTTCCAAGGGGAGGAGGATTTTAGAGCTTGATTAGTTATGAAAATATTTTAAAAGCTATAAATAATCTTCTAAAAGTTAATCTTCCAGAAGTTAATAGAATATCTGATGAAATAATCAGTAGGTTTAAGAAGCCTGCTTTTTTTACGCAGTTAAATAGCACATCAGAGAAAGATTTTAATGATTATTTAGAGAAATCAGTAACAATTAATATTATCTATTTTTCAGATGTTGAGTCTAATGTAGATAATGTAAAAATGATTGATAAGTTAAACACTATATTTAAAAACACTCTAGAGATTGAGGACAGGGTTTTAACTATATCAGAAAAAAGATATTCGCTGATTGATAATATCCTTCAGTTTAAGTTTGATTTAGATTTCAGTGATACTTGTGAGTTCATTGAGATTGAAGATGTATATATACCCGAAAGCATAATAAATAAGGGGTCAGGGTATAGTGAAGAAAATATAGAAACCCCAAAAGAATTAGAAAGCGAGGTTTAATAATATGGGATTACCAGAAGTAATAATAAATTTTAACAGTAAGGCAAGTAATGTTATTGAAAGAAGTGGGAGAGGAATAGTAGCTTTAGTAATACAGGATTCCACTAAACAAATTGAAAGTGCAGCTTATAAGGGATTAGAAGAGGTTAATAAAGAAGACTATACTGCGGAGAACTATGATTATATATCAATGATTTTTAAGGGTGCTCCTAATAAAGTTATAGTAGAGAGGGTAGGACAAGTTACTGATTATACTGAGGTATTACAAAGATTAAAAAGTAAAAGATTTAACTATCTAACTATTCCTAAAATAGTAGAAGGACAAGCTGAAGCAATAGTTTCATGGATAAGAAATTGCAGAAAAAATGATAAGAAAACTTTTAAAGCAGTTTTACCTGATGTAGCAGCTGACTATGAAGGAGTTATAAACTTTTCAACTGATAAAGTAAAAGTAGGAAGTAAGGTATATTCTGCAGCGGAGTATTGTCCAAGAATTGCAGGAATATTAGCAGGATTATCTTTAAGCAGAAGTGCTACTTATCTTGTATTAAGTGAAGTTGAAGCTATTGAAGAAAATGAAAATCCTAATGATGCTATAGATGAAGGAAAGCTTATTTTAATAAGTGATGGAGAAAAAATTAAAATAGCAAGAGGAGTTAATAGTTTAGTAACTTTAACTGATGATAAGAATGAAGACTTTAAAAAGATTAAGATAGTTGAGGCTATGGATTTAGTTAAAGATGATATTAGAGAAACTTTTGAGGATTCTTATGTAGGTCAAGTTATTAATGACTATGATAACAAAAGCTTATTTTTAGCTGCGATAAATTCATATTTTAAGGAATTAGAAGGAGGTAATATTTTAGATTCTAATTCAGAAAACAAGGCTGATATAAATGTTTCAGCACAAAAGAAATACTTGATTGAAAAGCAAGTTGATGTAACTAATCTAAATGATCAACAAGTTAAAGAATACAATACTGGAAGCAAGGTGTTTGTAACATCTAGTGTCAAATTCGTTGATGCTATGGAAGACTTATACTTTGATATTAATATGTAAGAGGAGGAATTGAAATGGCAAAAATCAGAGGTGGAAATCAAATTAACGGTAGTTGGGGACAAGTATGGTGGGATGGAGAATTAATCCTAGAACTTGATAGTTTTGAGGCTAAGGTTACTGCAAAAAGAGAAGAAGTTAGCATAGGAATGGATGAAGACAGTAAACTTGTAGGTCTTAAAGGTGAAGGAACTATGAAGGTTAAAAAGGTCTATACTAGAGGAAAGAAAAAGCTTTTGGAAGCATGGAAAAAAGGAGAAGATCCTAGAAGTACTTTAGTAGGAAAAATCCAAGATCCTGATACTGTAGGAAAACAAAGCGAGAGAGTTTCAATAGGTAACGTATGGTTTAGTGAACTTACTCTTTTAACTTTTGAAAAATCTAAAAAAGGTGAAGAAGAGTATAAGTTTGGATTCACTCCAAGCGATGCAAGCTTCATGGATACTATACAAGTTATATAAGAATTTAATGTAGATGTCTCTAATGGGACATCTACAAATATTACATTATTGGAGGATTTAAAATGAGCACAAAAAACAATTCTATGGCAAGTAAAAAATTAAATATAAAGGATCTAATAGCAAATGCTGAAAGATTAAAGAAAAGGAAAGAAGAAACTAAGGAACTAAGAGTTAAGTCACTAGAAGGAAATATTGTAATAGGAAAACCAGATAGACAGCTTATTTTAGAAGCAATGGATATGAAGGATGAAGATGGGGATTTATATCTAGTTTATGAATGTGTACTAGAGCCAAATCTAAAGGACAAAGAACTTCAAGAAGCTTATGGAGTAAATGGATATGAAATAGTAGATGCAATATTTGAGGTTGGAGAAATAAGCTCCATTTCCAAAGAAATAACTAAATTTGCTGGCTATGGAGATAGTGTTGAAGAGATAAAAAACTAATAAAAGGTGATTTAGATTTATACTTTTTACACTATTATGTGCAGAAAGGTTACACTCTAGATTACCTTTTAAATTTATCTCTTTCTGAAAAACTTTTTTATGAAAGCAGCATGAGCCTAGCTTTTGATGAAAAAGTTGAAGAAATAAAAGCAAGAGCACAATTTATCTGATGTCTAGCCACTGTAATACTCCCATTTCTTTAAGTGGGAGATAACAGTGGCACGACCCTAGA